GAGCGCGGCCCTCGACGGCCCGGCGGGGATGATCCGCCCGGACACGCCGGGCGTGAAGAGCTCGGGGCCGCGCTCGCCCACGACGTAGGCGCCCCCGCGGGCGACCGGGCCGCCCGCGGCGCGGGGGTGGGCGTTGAGCCACTTGAGCACCATTTCCGGGGTGACCGGCCCTTGAAAGTTGGGCATGCGCGCCCAGAACTCATTCATGGCCTTGTCGGCCGGGGAGGTGTCGGCGGTGACGACGGCGTGGGCGCCGGCGCCGATCGTGTTCAGCTGGCCTTGCGTGCCGGCGAGCTTGTTGGTGGCCTCGGAGTTGTTGAGGTTGACGGCGGTGTTGATGTTCGCCGGGGTGAGGCCGAGCGAGTCGACGTAGGCCTCGGCGGCCTCTTTCGTGTACCCGGACTGGACCATCGTGTTGATGAGGGCTTGCCGGTTCTTCTCGAGGCTCTGCGAGGCGACGTCGAGCGAGCCCGTCTCCTCGTACTGGGCCTGGGCGAGCTTGAGCATCGACTCGGCGTTCGCTTGGATCGCCGAGTTGTTCTCGTTGATCGCCGCGACCTGGGCGAGCGACGAGGCCGACCCGGCGTCGGTGGCCCCGGCCGCGGCGAGGCGCTGCTCGGTCAACGTTTTGAGCAGGGTGAGACTGTTCTGGGAGTACTGGGTTTCGGCCTGGCGGGCGTCGAGGTGCCCGGATATGAGGGCGTCGAGCGACATCCGGAACGCGTCGACCTTGTCGGCCGCGGTGCTGGCGGCGTCGTTGTATTTCTCCTGGGCCTCGGTCATGTTGAGCGTGCCCGTGGTGACGAACGTCGTTTTCTCGTAGAGGGCCTGCACCTTTTCGGCGGCGCCCGGTTGGGTGAGGTCGATCTTTTCGGCCGCGGCGATGTCGCGCATCTTCTGGTTCATGATGTCGATTTCGGCGTTCATGAACCGGCCCTCGGCGGTCGTCGTGGCGACCGACCCGGCGGAGGCGTCGAGGCCGTGCGCGGCCAGGACCGAGGCCTCGGCGAGCGCGAACAGGGCCGTCTCGGCCTTGACGAGCTCGGCGTCGTACTCGGCCTGCTTTTCCTTGAGGGTGATGACTTTCGAGGTCTGGTCGTCGAGGCTGTTCTCGACGTCGTGGAACGGAATGAGGATGTCGGCGACCGACGCGGCGACGTCGCCGGTGCCGAAGTCGCGGAACGCGGCCTTGGTCGTGTTGATCTCGCCGGTCAACCGGGCGCTCGCCGCGTGCATGTCCTCGAACGAGCTCAGGTCGACGTCGCGGGTGACCGACTCGAAGAAGCCGTCGGCGGCCTCGGAGCTCGTGTCGAACGCGGACACGATCCCGTAGACGAGGCCCGCGGCGGCGAGGGCGAGCATCCCGGGCAGGCTGGCGGACAGGGCGTAGTTGAGGGCCTGGGTCGAGGCGGTCAGGACGCCCTGCTGGGCGGCGACGGTGATGAACGCTTGACCCATGTAGATGGCGGACTCGGCCACGCCCTTGGCGAACTTGACGACGTCGAGCGCGATCATCTTGGCCTGCCCGGCGATCACGGGCCCGTAGGCGGCGGCGAGGCCGACGAGGCCGACCGACGCGAGGAACTTGACGGCCTCGGCGTGTTCGGTGACGAACTCGGTGGCCTTGCTCAAGGCCGGGCCCATGTTGTCGCCGATGAACGTCGCGGCGGCCGACACGGCGGGGATGAGCTTCGCGCCCACCTCCTCCTGCAGGTTCCCGAACTTGACCTTGAGCTTGTCGAGCGGGGTGCCGGCGGCCTCGGCGGCCCCGGCGAACTCCTTCTGGACCTCGGCCAGCACGATCTTCTGGGCGCCGAGCACGTCGCCCGACGCGACGAGCACCTTGATCTGCTCGCGTTGCTGCTCGGTGAAGCTGACACCGGCTTTGGCCAGCGCGGTGACGCCCTTGACGGGGTCGTTGATGGCCTTGCCCAGCTGGATCGCCGCGCCCGACATGTCGGTACCGAGGGCGGTCGACATGTCGAGGGCGGCCTGGGTGGTCTGATCGAATATGTCGTTGCCCTCGCCCGCCGCGTTCTGGATGTTCGTGAACGTGAGCAGCAGGTTCGCCCCGGACTGCACGGCCTCGTCGTCCGCGCCGGTCTTATCGGAGATGGCGCCGGCGAGCTCGGAGACCTGCGCGGCCGACGTCCACGCCGAGGCCCCGGTCGTGCGTATCACCCGCTCGGTCTCCCGGCCGATGCGCGCCGACTCCTCCGCAGCATTGAACGCGGACACGCCCAGGGCGACGAGGCCGGCCACGCCGGCGGCCGCCCCCGCAGCGATGGCCTTGCCCATGCCCGAGGTGCTCTTGCCCAGGTCGTCGGCCGCGCCCGACGTCTCGGCGAACTCCTTCTTCGCGGCCGCCGCGTTGGCGAGAATATTGATGGACAGGGTCGCGGCCACTACTCGACCACCTCGCGTTTGAACCCGCCCGAGTCGATGAGGAACGCCTCGGCGGTGTCGAGCGGCCGGGTGTCAGGCCCGTCGAGCCACGACCGCCACGGGGTACCGGTGAGGCACGCCACCGCTATGGCCCGCTGGGCGACGGATCCGGCTCGGTAGGGCCCTCGCCGTCGGGCCCGCCCCCGGGGGCCTGGCGCTTTTCGTAGGAGTCCAACACGAGCACCCACGCGTCATAGGGCGGGGGGTCGACGCCGGTACGGATGAGGGCGGCGTGAATGAGGGTCGTCTCGAGCGCGACCCGGTTGCCGTTGTAGCCCCGGGCCGCGACGGCCTCGACAGCGTCGATGAGGTCCTGCACGGTCGTGGTGACCTCGATGGGTTCGCCGTCGTCCCACCCGACCGTGAACGTCTCGCGGAGGCTAGCCATTGGTCGATCCCTCGACCGAGGTGGCGATGGCCTCGAGGTCGCGGGCGTACGCCGCGAGCCACGTCGGTTCGGTCGCCCGGGCGGCGTCGACGGCGAAGGGCTGCGCGGCGATCCCGCGGCGGGGCCATCCCCAGTGGATCGGCCCGGCGTAGGGCACCCGGGCCGACCCGAACCGGACCGTGGCCTTGCGGGCCGCTTTGCTGGCCCGGCCCGACGCGGCGAGGCGCCCGGTACGGCGGGGGGCGAGGCCCTGGGCGGCCGCGACGACGATCTCGCCGGCCCGCTGGGTGGCGAATTTGAATTCGTCGAGGTCGGCCTCGGCCTGCTTCATGGCGCGGATGAACGCGCCGAGGCCCTCGACCCGTACCGGGTCGCCGGGCACCTAGCCCTCGTCGCCGTAGGCGCCGGCCCCGACCGGCTCGGCCGCCGGCTCGCCCTCGACCGGGCCCTCGGTGCCGGTGGCGGTGGCGCCGTCGGCCATGACGGTGGGCCACGTCCACGTCGGGTCGTCCTGCAGGGGCCACTCGAAGTCGGTGGTGAGCCGGGTGTTGACGTCACCACCGATTTCGACGGCCCGGACCTGCACGGTCCCGGCGACCTCGAACGTACCGACGTTGGGCTGCCAGCTGAATTCGACGACGTCGAGGTTGTTCTCGACCGTGTACTGCACGAACCCGTCGGGCGAGTCGAAATCCTGAATCGACGTGCCGGCGAGCGACCACGAGGTCTTGACGTCGGGGGCGAGCTTGTCACCACAGAGCGTTTCGACCTCGTCGCCCGTCTCGTCGTGCGAGGGGGTGACGCGGACGTTGGTGGCCTGGCACGCGAACTCGGTGCCACCCACGCCGGCGGCCCCGCCGAGGGTGAGCGTGCCGGTCTTCAATCGGGACTCGTTGACGGCCACGGGGGCCCTCCGTTCAGCCGATGGCCTCGGTCCACCCGAGCAGGAACGCCGGGTAGTCGAGGCCGTTGAGTGAGTACGTGACGAGCTGGGCGGTCGCTATGTCGTCGAGGGCCTGGGCGGCCTTGTCGACGAGGTCGTCGAGGGTGCCCCACGTCGAGCGGTTCGCCCCGGTGGGGGCGGGGGCGAGGGCGATGAGCTCCCACCGGGCCGTGAACCCGCACCCGGTGTCGTAGGTGCGCCCGGGTGGGGGGACGAGGATGCACGGCGGGTTCGCCGCGGCGGGGTCGGTGCCGGCCCGGACACCGGCGGCGAGCAGGGCGGCGACGAGCTCGTTGGCCCGGTCGAGGGTCGAGCTCATCCGAGCACCGGCTCACGCCACGGCGACAGTAGGCGGGCGATGTCCGCGTCCTTCCCGGGGACCATCGACGAGCCCGTCTCGTCGAGGCCGACGACACCGGTCGGGGAGTTGCGCCGGGCCACGAGGCGGTTGGTCCAGAGCATCACGGCCTCGGCGAGCTCGGCGGGGCACCCGGGCGCCGGGCCGAGGGGCGGGTCGAGCAGGGCGAGGGGGCACCGGGCGCGGACGGCGTCGGTGGCCGCGGCGAGGGACGCGGCGATGGTGACGTCATCGTCGGTGTCATCGACGCGCGCCCATGCCTTGTAGTCCTCGACGGTCGGCCAGTCGCCGGCGGCCATGCCCGGGCCCCCCGGGCCCCTACTTCGCGCTCTTCGCGGTGGCGCCGGTGGCGGTGAGGGCGCCACCGGTCGGGGCGAGGATCTTGACGAACGCGTCCGGCTCGACCACGACGTCGGCCATGTAGCCATAGAACGCGATATCGGTGCCCAGCACCGACGGCTCGGTCGCGGACACCTGCCCCCCGACCTGCTCGAAGAACTCGACGGCGAAGTTGTCGCCGAGGATGAGCGTGCCATCGGCGAGGTGGGCGTCGGCGGAGAGCTTGAACGGGCCGATCATGCCGGAGAGCACGCCGGGGGAGAGCTCGCCCATGGAGTTGACCGAGGCCCCCGCGGGGAACAGAGGCCGGCCGGCGCCGTCGACGAGGGACCCGAGGCGGGCCCACATGTCGAGGCTCGCCCACAGCGTCGTGGGAAGCCGGTTGTCGACGCCGGCGACGGTCGCGGCCGCGGCGTAGAGGGCGGCGAGCCAGCCGGCGGTGTCGTCGGTGGCGACCTGCTCGGTCTGGGAGACGGCGTTACTGAAGTCGAGGCAGAACTGGGCGTCGGTGCTCTGGGCGTACATGGCGGCGAGGTCGGAGATGACGAGGTCGACGATGCCCGGCTC